CGTAGCAGACCTTGCAAATGCCTTCGGCATTCACTCGGCGAGGCTTCTTGGCGAAGCCACAGCACCGACACTTGACCTTCTCAGCCTTCGGCTGTTCCATCTTCTCCTCCTTCGGAGCAACATCATCATCTTCTACGAAGATCTGAACACCAGACTTCACCTCATCTTCGATGAGGTTAGTCTCGCCAATCAACTCGTTGAGTTGATCCAGTTCCTCCTGAGACAAAGTCTCAAGCCAATCCTCAAAGGCTGCATCGACTTCGTCGAAACTTCGGTCAATCATCGGCTTCTTGTTCATTCTCTTCTTCTTTCTCTCTTGGTTTCTATTTCTTCTCACTTCGTTCGAAGAAATATAAACCTAAGAGAGATAAGGGGATTCGGCGGATTCTCCCTATACTCTCTATCTATAGAGATAGAGAGTATAAACCTATCTCTATCATCTTAGACAAAGAGATGACAAAGTCACTCTCTTTGTAACTAAGATAAGAGATAGACTACAGAACCAAAGTAGCACTAAAGTGCTAAGCATATACTAACTACGTTAGTATAACTAATTGGCTAGTATCCTTACAAAGTAAGGATAAACCTTATCTAATAATTATTAGATAAGAGATAGTTATGATACTATAAAGATTCTACTAACATAGTTAGTAAGACTATACTCTACTAGTAGAGTATATATATATATACTAAGAGTAGTTACTCTTAGTATACCGGCTGTTATATATATTACTACTACATAGTAGTAGTAAGGCTTCTTATATATATAAAATCGACCAGTCTCTGACTGGTACCCCCGGATAGGCGCAAAGAAAGTAAAATAAGTCTATGATAGGTATATACATACCTATACCCCCGTTCCAAGTCACATATATATATACAATGGGGTGCAGATAAATTTAGCACTTTATACTTTGATGTTACATTTTGTTGGTTTGGTGCATTATTATAGGTAGAGGGTTATTTTTTTTAGGGGGTGGTTTGTGGCTAAGGCTTTTGGTGGTTTGGGTGTTACTGCTGGTTTGGCGGCGGATCGTGCTTCTATGACTGGTATGAGTACGGGTCAACAGTTTTATGAAACAGATACTAATAAATTATATCAGTATACTGGCTCTTCTTGGTTGTTTATTCCTAATGTTGACGCTAGTGGTTATTTTAATGTTAATACTAATCCTATTGTTTTTGTAGGTAGGAGTAGTAATGTTAGTATTGTTGGAGACGGTACTACTATTCCTTATAATAATATTATGAGTTCTAGGAATGTTTCTGCTGGAACTGGTATGGGTCAGTTTGATACGAGCGCTGGTACGTTTAAATGTCCTGTTAGTGGTTTGTATTCTATTTCTGCAAGTGCTTATAGTAATGTTAGTTATGAGCAGTTATGGTTAAAGATTAATGGTCTTCGTAAAACTACGTTTACTATTAGTGCTGCGTATGGTATTAGGGCGGGTGCTGATTTTTGGTATGCTAGTGCTGGAGACACTATTGGTGTTGGTTTATGGGCCGGAGGCGCTTCAGTTAGTGTAATTGCTAGTAATGAGCATACATGGTTAAAAATTGCTTTAGTTAGTTAGGAGTAAGTGATGTTTGGTAGTAATGTGCAGCCTAAGCGCCGCATTAAAAATGTTAAGAAGGAGCCTTGGTATTGTCACTCTTGTGACTTAGAGCATCCTCATTATTATTCTAAGTGTCCTAAGTGTGCGGGGCATCGTCCACATTAAGGATTGTTATGCCTGATTATTCTTTTCGTAAGGGTGTTAGTGTTGATAAGGTTATGCTTGGTGAGATGCTTGGTGCGTTTCCTGAGAAGTTTGGTTGGTTTCTTAGTGTTGGTTACTTGCCGCATTATTGGCAAACCTTGTTTCATGCTAATAGTATTGATGGTAGGTTGGTGCGGTTTAGGCACTTGGTAGCGGGGCGGCGTGGTGGTAAGACTCTTAGTGCTGCTTGGGAAGTATTATTCTATTGTTTGTTTCCAGAACAGTTTCATAAGGATCTTCATGGTACTGATCGGGATGATCCTTTGTGGGTGTGGGCTTTGAGTGCGTCGTATAAGGTGGGTCGTCCTTCGTATCTTACTATGCGTAAGGTCATTACTGATGCTGGTTTGATTATTGGTAAGGATGTTAAGGAGAATCGTGGAGATTTAAGGTTCGAATTTGCTAATGGTTCGCTCGTTGAGTTCAAGTCGGCGGAGGATCCACAGTCTCTTCGTGGTGCAGGTTTGGATATTCTTTGGATGGATGAGGCTGCTTTCATTAAATCAGAGGAAGCGTGGCTGGTTACTCGCCCCTCTCTGAGTGATAAGCAGGGAATGCTTGTAACTACTACTACTCCGGATGGTAAGAACTGGTTTTATGACGAGTTCTGGGGTACGGATGCTATGAAGGATCATAATATTGGTCGGGTAGAGTATCGTAGTATTGATAATCCTTACTTCGCTAAGACAGAGTGGGAGTATGTTAAGCGTCGGTATCATCCACTCTTGTTTAATCAAGAGTATTGTGCTGCTTTTGACAGCATGGCTGGCCGAGACTTAGCAGGAGACTGGTTAAAGTACTATACAGAAGAAGATTTGCGGGATGATGAGGGGAAACCCTTAAAACTACGCAAATATATGGGCGTAGACCCAGCAGTTAGCATGAGTGGGAAGGGCGACAGGTTCGTTATCAGCGTCGTAGGCGTATCAAACTCTAATCAAGTCTTCTTATTAGAGCAATACGCGGCGCGTATCCCGTTCGCGGAACAATTGGAGAGAATCGAAGAGTATTATATTAATTGGAAGCCTGAAATCATCGGCATTGAGTCGAATGCTTATCAGGCTGCGCTGGTTCAGCAGGCTGAACGTTTACCTTCGATGCCTCCCATTGTTCCTATCTTCGCTAAAGGTAAGAAGTACGAGCGGATCCTCGCTATGAGTCCACTATTTCGTATTGGTAAGATCCGAGTCAAGAAGGATCATCGTGATTTTATTGACGAGTGGATCAATTATGATGCTAGTATGAGCAAACCTAAGGATGACTGCTTGGATAGTGTTGAGATCGCGCTCAGATGCGCTGGAGCCTTGCTCGGAGACTATGCTACAGAGGCTAAGCCTAATAATAATTTGCCTGACTGGGTGCTGGCTGACAGGCCGGGAGCCAGTCGTAAAGAGAATTTTGTTGATGACGATATGGGGAGTATGTGGTAATGTTAGAGAAGTATGAGAGTGGTCGTGTTTATGATATGATTACGGGTGAGATGGCTGTGCGGGGTGAGATGATTCTGGATACTGGTATTCGGACTATTATGTATCGTCCGCCGCGTAATAATCGTACTATGTTTATGAAGGAGTCTACTATTGTTTGGTTGGCAGAGAAGGCAGGATACTCTCTTGTTAAGCGTGATGACGGAGATTCTGGACACGCAGAGGGTGTGGACGGAGCGGATGTTGGCGTTGGAGGAGGAGAGGCTGCGGTTGGAGCGGTTAAGGTTGGAGGGCGCAAAGCCTCTAAGTGATGCTCCTATGGGTCAGTTGCGTGTTAATGAGGATGAGCAGGACGCTGATTGGGCGTTGCGTCAGGGTATTATTGATCCTGCTGAGTATAAGGACTTGTTATCACAGGCTGGTTTATTGCCGAGTGATATTGAATTTATCTAGGGGGATTTAATTTGTTTGAGACTGGTGACAATTTTATGGAGGATGTGCCTGCTGGCTATGCTTCGGCTGCCAGTCTCGTTAAGCGCGTGGATGATTTGCAGCGGCAGCGCGATCTTATGGAGCGTGTCTGGAAGATTAATCTTGCGTTTTATAAGGGTAAGCAGTACGTGTTTTATAATAAGCGTTCTCGTCGGTTGGAGTCGTTGGCGACTGAGGATGGGGAGAAGCCGCGTTATCGTGTGCGTATTGTTGCTAATCAGATTGCTCCTAATAGTATGGGCTTGTTGGCTCGGCTTACTAAGTCTAAGCCTACGTTTTTTGCTACTCCGGTACAGGCTTCGTTTGAGAATTTGAAGGCTGTTGATGTTGCTGAGAGTCTTCTGGATTTTTGGTGGGATCGGTTTAGTCTTAGTGAGAAGCGTGAAGAGGCTATGTTGTGGGCTATTATTTGTGGTAATGGTTTTTGGAAGATTAGTTGGGATGATAAGACGGGTTCTAGTATGAAGTTATTGTTGGATCCTGATAATAATAATCCTATTATTGATCCTCTTGTTGAGCGTTTGTATCGTGATAATTTGGAGGCTATGGGTGTTGAGGCTGACCAGTTTGAGCGTGAGGTGTTTGAGGGTGATGTTCGTATTGATGTGATGAGTCCTTTTGATGTGTATTTGGATGATACGGCTAAGGTGTTTGAGGATTGTAAGTTTGCTATTTGTTCTCATGCTATGAGTGTTGATGAGGTTGAGAAGCGGTTTGGTGTTAAGTTGAAGCCGAATGCTGTTAATACTTATCCTGATGAGGCGTTGCCGGGGTTGTTTACTAGTAATAGTAATCAGACTAAGGAGAATGTTCGTCAGGTGTTTTATGGTTACTTCTTGCCTACGCCTGAGCGTCCTGAGGGTCGTGTGGTTATGTTTACTAAGGATCCTAGTATTATTCTTTATGATGCTCCGTGGCCGTATCCGTTTAAGGAGTTGCCGCTGGTGAAGTTTCCGGGTATGCGTGTACCGGGTCAGTTGTGGGATTCTAGTGTTGTTGAGCAGGCTGTGCCGTTGCAGAAGGAATTGAATCGTACGTTGTCTCAGTTGATTGAGTATAAGAATCTTACGTTGAAGCCGCAGATGTTGGCTCCGGTTGGTTCTCTTCGTCAGCGTATGACTGATGAGCCGGGTGCTATTTTTGAGTATAATCCGGTTGCTGGTAAGGTTCCTGAGGCTATGCCTATTCCGGGCTTGCCGGGTTATGTGGTGCAGCACTTGCAGGATATGGGTCAGCGTTTGAAGGATGTCTTTGGTTTGTCGGAGATTATGCAGGGTACTGTGCCTCCGAATGTTGAGGCTGGTGTTGCTATTGATCTTCTTCAGGAGGCGGCTACTGATCGTCTTGCTCCTCAGGTTCTTATGATGGAGAAGGCGTTGGAGCGTTCGGGTAACCTTATGCTCGCGTTGGCGCAGACGTATTATACTGAGCCTCGTCTTATGATGCTTAGTGGTGGTGCTGGTTCTAAGCCTCGTGTTGAACAGTTTGAGCATGCGGATGTTTTGTCTGGTGTTCAGATGAAGGTTGAGGCTGGTTCTGGGTTGCCGCGTACTCGTGCTGGTAAGCAGGCTCGTGTTATGCAGATGCTTAATATGGGTATGATTACTCCGAGTAAGGCGTATAAGTATATGGATATGGCTGATTTTAAGACGCTTCAGGCACAGTTTCAGGCGGATGAGGATCAGGCTATGCGTGAGCATGATAAGTTGATTGATGGTATGGTTATTAATGTTGCGGCTGCTGGGGATGCTCAGGCTCAGATGATGAGTCAGATGCAGAATCCCGAGTTTGATCCTGAGACTGGTGAGCCTATGCAGATGGATCCTGCTGTGTTGCAGCAGAGTATGGATGCTGGGTTGCAGCCGTTGACGTTTGAGAATAAGCAGGCGCATCTTGATACTCATGGTGGGTTTATGAAGAGTGCAGAGTTCGAGTTGTTACCTCCTGATGTTCAGGGCCGTTTCTATAAGCATTACGAGTTGACGATGCAGGCTATGACTGCTGAGTCTAATCCTCCGGTTGAGCCGCCTCGTGTGTCGCTGCAGTTGCGTGGCGCTGTTGGTCCGACTGTTGGTTCTAAGATGCTTAATCAGGCTGGTGTTGAGAATGTTACTCCTGAAGAGTTGTTGGAGCCGCCGCTTGATACGGTGGTTATTGATAATAAGGATAAGCCTAATGTTGGTGAGGGGCTTCCGGGTGATCAGTCTAAGATTCAACAGGATCTTCTTAATAAGATTATGGAGCAGGATATGCAGAATTCTCAGCAGCAGCGTACTGCTATGTTAGAGGAGGCGCGTAAGGTTGGCTTCTAGGACTGAGTGGACGGATGAGGCTAAGGCGCAGATTTATGTTCAGTGGATTGCTAATGATAAGAATGTTCGTAAGACTAGTAGAGAGTTTGGCATTCCTCATGGGACGTTGCGTTATTGGACGAAGGAGTGGGAGGCTAATGGTCCTCCTGAAGAGTTGAGTGATATTATTGCAAATGATGCTTACGAGTTTGTGCATCACGCTAATCGGGTACGCGAACAGGCTATGCTTAAGTTGGAGGAACTTATTCCTCAAGCCGAATCGAAGCAGTTGTCTGCCATCGCTACTGTGGTTGGTATCATGGATGATAAGATTCGTCTTGCGTCCGGGCTTGCTACGAAGCGCACTGAGAATACTTATGTGCTTCCTAGTAAGAGTGATGTTAAGGAACTTATGGGCGCATTTGTTGATGGTCTTGTTAGTACGGCGATTGATCGTGCTGATGAGATTATTGATGTAGAAGTAGAGGAGCAACCCGAATACGCGGGACTCTTAGCGAATAAGGAGTAGATAGTGGAGATTGATATTGAAGGCGCGATGGATGCGCTTGTGCCGGATGAGGTTATTGAGGACACGCCTGTTAGCGAAACTCCCGTTGAGGAGCAGATCGTTGAGGAATCCTTTAGTGGTCTTGATCCGACAAACCTTCCTGAGGATCTTCAGCCGTTCTATAAGAACATGCAGGCTGATTATACTAGGAAGACTCAGGAGATTGCCGAACAGCGTAAGCAGTACGAGCAGTTAACTGAGTACGGAATTGATCCTAATTATGCGTTGGAAGCGGTTGGCTTCTTGCAGCGATTGGACACTGATCCTGAGTTTGCTCGGGATGTAGTTCGTCACTTATCATCGCAGCAGGAATCCCCAGTGACAGCACAGCAGCCTAGTGAAGACGTTGTTCCTAATAATGGAGAGGGTTACGATTCTCTTCCGCCAGCGTTACAGGCCGAGTTGGAGCAGATGCGCCAGTTCAGGTCTGAGATTGTAGAGGCTCAGCAGCATCAGGAGATGCTGTCCGAGTTAGAGTCTGAGGAGACTCAGATTCGTGCCCAGTATCCGCATTATAATGATTCGGACATTGAGCATATTTATAGTCTTGCGTATGCTACTGATGGGGATTTGTTTGCTGCACAGCAGATGTATACTCAGGTGGAGCAGGGAGTGCTTAATAAGTATCTTCAGTCTAAGCAGGTACCTATGGGTGCTACTAGTCCGGGTGGCCTTGCGGCTACTTCGGTTACTGGTAGTCATGCTAGTATTGATGACGCGCATAAGGCGGCTATGGAGTTGGTTCGTAACCTCAATAACTAAAATATTATTGGAGGTTTAACATGGGTGCTACCCTCGTTACGCTTAGCAACATTCTCAAAGAGTATTACATGGGGCCGGTTGTTGAGCAGTTGAATAAGGAAGTTCTTCTCTTGTCGCGTCTTGAGTCGCGGTCGGAGGATCTGGTTGGTAAGCGTGCGTATGTGCCGCTTTCTGCTACTCGTACTAGTGGTATTGGTGCTCGTTCTGAGAACGCTGCGCTGCCGACTGCTGGTAACTTGTCGTATGAGAAGGCTGTGTACGATCTGAAGTACCTGTATGGTAAGGTTAATGTTACGGGTCCGTCGATGGCTAAGACGAAGAGTGAGGCTGGCGCGTTCCTGCAGGCTCTTAAGTCCGAGTTGGATGGTCTTCGTGTTGATCTTCGTAAGGATCTTGCGCGTCAGGTGTATGGTGCTGGTACGGGTACGATTGCTGTTATTACGGCTATCTCGGCTAAGGCTGCCACGGTTAGTGGTGTCACGGCTGCTGCTGGTGATTGTATCATTACGTTGAAGGCTAACTCTTCGTCTGGTTATGAGGTTGGCGAAGGTTATGAGGCTATTAATAAGGGCCAGTTGTATGTTGGCATGAACATCACTCTTAAGACGAGTGCTGGTGTTGACGTTGCAAATGGTATCGCCATTCCGATTACGGGTGTGTTCCCGAATGCGGCTTCTGGTGTGCATCTTATTACGGTCACGACGGCTACGGCTCCGACGTTCGCGTCGGGTCAGGTCATTGTTCGTGCTGGTGTTGCACAGTACTCTTCGACTGAAGCACCGAGTGCTTCTAATCCGGGAACGTACTCGTTGTCGGATGAGGTTGATGGGTTGAAGCGTATCGTTTCTGCTGAGTCGTTTGGTGGACTTACTGCTACGGGTAGTAACTCGTGGTGGGCTGCTCAGACGGTTACGCCTGAGAATGCTACGGCTACTAATGGTGTTCGCGTCATTGCTTTTGATGATATTCAGAAGGCTATTAACAAGGTGCGTAATGCTGGTGGAACTCCGACTGCTATCGTCACTTCGCTGGGTGTCCAGCGTGAGATTTATAATCTCTTTCAGACGATGGCTATCTATCAGGAGAACATGCAGTCGCCGGATTATTCGGCTGGTTTCCGTACTCTGATGTACGCTGGGCTGCCTATTGTTTCGGATCTAGAGGCTCCGTATGGTACGATGTATATCCTTGACGAGTCTTCGCTCAAGGTGTTCTCGGATCAGGACTTCCACTTCCTTGACGCTGATGGTATGACGCTTCGACAGGCTGGTAATGTTGATGCGTTCGAGGCTGTCATGGTTCGTTATATGAACATGGGTGCTACTCGTCGTAACAATCAGTGTGTCATCAGCAATATTGCTGTTGATGGTGCTGGTAACTTCGATCAGGGTTTCTAGTCTATAAATTATGGGGCAGGGGGCTGCGGCTCCCTGCCCTATTCTTATGAGGAGGGTTTATGCCTAAGAAGGTGGATGATATTGTTAAGGCTTTGAAGCGAGATAATCCTTCTTGGCCTCCTAGTAAGGTTTATGCTATTGCTAATGCTGCGTATAAGCGGTCTAAGAGCAAAGGTAAGAAGTAATTATGAGTACTACGGCGCATAATCGTTATAGTATTATTCGTTGGAAGCGTAGGCGAGGCTTGTGAGTACGCCTGCGTGGACTCGTAAAGAAGGTAAGGATCCTGAGGGTGGCTTGAATGCTGCTGGTCGGGCTGCTTATAATCGCGCTAATCCGGGTAAGCCGGGTTTGAAACCGCCTGTGAAGAAGTCTGAGGCTTCTCGTAGCCCTAAGGCTGCTGCTAGGCGTAAGAGTTTTTGTGCTAGGATGATGGGTATGAAGAAGAAGAATACTTCGTCTAAGACTGCTAATGATCCTAATAGTCGTATTAATAAGTCGTTGAGAGCGTGGGATTGCTGATGAGTTTATGGTTGCCTAATGGTAAGGATTATCGGGCATATAAGGTTGATCGTGCTGTGCGTGAGCATGATGAACGGCTTATGTTTGCTCGTAATCCTGATACTAATGATTGGTGTATTTTTATTCGTATGCCGGGTGATAGGGATCCTTTTCCTGTTATTGGTTTTCAGAATACTATTCCTGAGCCGCATGAGGCTATTGCTAAGTTGAATGCTGGTGATACTCGTAAGCATGGTGATCGTCTTCTTTTGGAGGCTCGTCGTGCTGATGAGGAGCGGCGTAAGGCGCTTGATTATGTTAGTGAGCAGGCGGCTAGTGAGAGCGTTGAGCATGTGGAGCATTTGATGCGTAAGCATGGTAAGAGTCCTATTATTAAGAGTGTGAGAAAGGTGGTGGGTACGGATGACGGTAATGACTGATTGGGTTGATACTATGGAGGATTATGGTTTTGATGATCTTGATCGTACTACTCTTGCTCGGCTTCTTGATGATGCTCATAAGGAGTTGTGTTTGCGTGAGCCTTGGCCTTTTCGTGAGAAGCAGGAGTCCATTACTCAGGCCGCTAATGATGCTAGTGTGAGCACTACGCTTCCGTTGGGTCAGGTTCTCGCGTTTGTTAATAAGACTGATAATATTGTGTTAGAGCCTATGCGTACTGATTCTCAGTTAAAAGATTTTGTTTATGATTTGGATACGATTGGTTCTCCTACTCATTATTATTTTATTGGTGATGATTTATTCTTGTGGCCTACGCCGGATGCTGGTAAGCAGTTGCGTATTAGGTTTCTTACTAATCCTTCGACGCTTGTTGAAACTAGTGCTGATACGAGTATTCTCTGGCCACCGCGTCACGATAGTGTCGTATTGTATGCGGCTCTTAGTAAGGCGTATTATATTAATGATGATCCGCAGGGTGCGGCTATGCAGCAGGTCATGGAGGCGAGACTTCAGACAGCGCGTGGCGACTTGTGGATGAAGCAGTATGATCGTCCTGATCGTGTTGTTATTCTTGATGATAATGATTTTGTTTTCTAAGTAACGAGGGGGGTAGTTATGAGTTTAGAATTTACGGCTGTTCCCCCGGTGCCTAGGGGTATGAGTCTTGCTGGGCCACCATTGTTTATTGATGATGCTTATTGTCGGTGGATGCAGGATGTGCTTGTTGATCGTCCGGGTCAGATTCGTATGCGTGGTCCTTTGAAGTACTGGTTGGCTAATGCGGCTATCGCTAATAACGAGTCGGCTCTTGGTGCGTGTGAGCATTATACTACGAGTAATGATTGGCGTGGCGCTGTGTTCTGCGCTACGGGCGTGACGAGTGATGGTGCTGCTCCGTCTGGCGATGCTAAGGTTTATGTTTATAAGAAGGTTGGTGGTATTGCTCCTGTTAATGCTACTGGTATTACGCTTCCCTTTAAGTTGATTACTAAGTATGATACTACTAATAAGCGTTGGATTAATAATACTATTATTAGTGCTAATCCTGCTTTGCATGATGGTGTTTGGATTACTGTTTTTGATGATGTTACTAATAATGATCTTGCTAATAATGTTGCTGCTTTGTTGTATTGGCGGGGCGCTGGACTACCTACGATTAATATTGCTAGTGGTAGTTTTAATTTAGGTACGAATGCTGCGCTTATTAGTCATAATAGTATTGCTGCGGGTACTGTTGAGAGTGGTATGTTTGTTTTTAGTAATACTGGTGGTCGTTATCTTGGTACTGTTGCTAGTGTTGATACTGTTAATAATACTGTTACGCTTGAGAAGGATATCCTTGGCCTTAGTCAGAGCGAGACTTACTCTGGTACTATTCGTTATATGAGTTTTCGAGGTTTTGTACACCAGTATGGTCGTGGTCTTGCTACTAATGATGGTGGTAATTTTCTTACTAGTGGTCGGCTTGGTTCTGATTCTGAGGGCTTGTTTAGTGCTGCTCGCGTGACCGTTAATGCGGATGATGCTACTCATGAGGCTACTGTGTATCGGCAGTCTGATCATGCTTATGTTGCTAAGGTTGTGTGGAATGGTACGCAATCTAATACGCAGGTTGAAATTAGTAATGGTACTAGTGTTGCTAAGAATCGTTTGCAAGACGAGAATTATTTTATTATGCGTAATGATACTAACATGTATAATAGTGGTCTTGCTCAGGACTCTTTTAAGTTCCCTATGGATCTTAATAATCGGAGGCCAGATCAGCGCCCTAATACGCCTACGCTAAGTGGGTCTACAGTTGCTGCGCCTGCTCCCGGCTTGTTCAACGCTACCTATGCTAATCGGCAATGGTTTGCTAGTTTTAATACTAATAGCACACAGTATGATAAGTTTATTAATCGTGTCGTGTTTAGTGGTACAGATAATTCTGAGAATATTAACTTGTGTCAGGACGCTTCTGATAGTATTGTTATTCCCGGTAAGGAACCTATTCGTGGTATTGCTGGGTCTAACGCTGGCTTGCTAGTGTTCGTAGAGTCTAAGACGTATATCATTAAGGGAACTAATCGTTCTAACTTCTCGTTAGAAGAATTGTATCCTGATGGTACGTTATCTACTAGTAGTATTGTGCAGGTTGGTGGTGGTGTTATCTGGGCTGGTAAGCAGGGCATCTATTATTATGATGGTGTTACTGTCCGTAACTTTACGAATGAGACACTAGGTATTTATTATACTGATGGTATTAAGAATTTTGATGTTGGTAAGGATCGTGTGTATGCGTTTATCAATAATAATTATCTTGTAATTAATTTTACTAATTGGTATTCTAATTATACTATGAAGCGGTGGGAATCAGAGGGCACACCCACTACGATTAGTAGTATTAGTGGCACAGCGTTCCCCGCTTCTCCTACTGATAGACAATTATTCTATCAGAGTACTGAACAATTACTTTATATTTATGATGCGCTTAATACGCGGTGGACTAATCTTGGTAACTTTGGTGATGAGGAAATCATTAAACTTACTAACACTGGTGCGTATAGTGAGGTTACTCCTGATAGAATTACCTTTAATATTTATCTTCCTACTGGTGCCATTGGTACTCTTAGTAACTTTGCTCCTCGCGGATACATGACTGATATTGTTGTTATGAATACGGACACTACTAACAAGGGTTCTTTGCTAGATATGAAGAGTATTTTTACAGAGAACATTGGCGACTTTGTTACAGATACTATTAAGAGCAATGATATTGTTATTAGTAGCGCTGGTACTACTCTTGCTGGGCCAGACTTCTTCTTAGAAACTAAGCAGTATAACTTTGGTGAGTCTACTCTTAATAAGTGGTGGCGTAAACTAATGTTTAACCTTAGTATTAATAAGGGTTATATGATGGTTGAGTTTGTTGACATTAATAATAATAGTCTTGTGTCTGCTACTACGGGTACAGATGATTTGTTTTGTAATGCGGACGAGTCGGGGTTCTTCCTTATTCCTCCTACGAATCAGAAGTGGAAGTGGTATCAGGAGAATCAGTATTCGTGGAATAATTATTGGGCTAGTACTATTAGTTCTAGTCCGTATATTCAGTATTTGAGTGGGCCGCGTGTCTCTTCTGCGCCTACGTTTGATACTGTATACACGACTACTCCTCCTATTATTAATAATTCGCAAGCGTATCTTAATACTACGTCGGGTAAAGTCTTTGTTGGTTATCAGGCTTCTGGTTGGGTAGAATTAACTAGTGCTAACGGCTTACGGGTTGGCCTTAAGTTTCATTCTACTACCAATAATAATACCTATACATGGGATGGTACCGTTTGGGCTAATCCAGTAACAACTACACAAACATGGAATAGAGTATTCCGTGGTAGTTTTATTCGGTTTAGTAGGTGGATTGGGTTTAGGCAGAATAGTCTCGGCTTTAAATTCTACTCGCTACGTAATTATAAGCCTGATGGTAGTACTGAGAATATTCCTGAAGTAGTTAATGTTAATGATTGGGTGTTTGGTTTGAAGCCACTAAGGAAGGGACGTAACTAATGTTTGGTATCCCTACTTTTGATCTTCTTTCTGATAGGGGCAAACAAGAATTTATTGAGTATGTAGTTAATCTTACTCGTAAAGAAATTAATAGTTATACTCCTAGTTATAGTCAGACTACGCAGAATGTTATTGGTGCTTCTGCTAATCCTTATTATGGTTCTTTTTATGATACGACTGATCAGAGTATTGTTGCGGCTAATACTAATCAGGTTGTTACGATTAATAATACTTGGGGTTCTAATGGGGTTAGTATTGTTGATGGTTCTAAGATTACGTTTGAGTATCCCGGTACTTATACTCTTAATTATTTAGCGCATCTTAGTAATCTTTCTAATGCTGTTCAGGATGCTAGTTTGTGGTTGCGGTTTAATGGCGTTGATTATCCGCATTCTAGTACTGAGGTTAATATTCAGCCTCGTAAGAGTGCGGGTGTGCCTAGTAGTGAGTCGGTTACTATTAGTATTGTGGGTACTGCTACTAGTCCTAATGATTATGTAGAGTTGTGGTGGTGGGCCACTAGTACTAATGTTAGTTTACAGTTTGATCCTGCTCATACTAGTCCTACTAGTCCCGAGTCGCCTAGTGTTATTGTTAGTGTTACTCCTGTGTCTAATATTCAGACGGGTGAACGTGGTCCTACGGGCGCGACTGGGCCTACTGGTCCTACTGGGGCGACTGGTGCTACGGGTGATACTGGTGCGGCGGCTACTATTGCTGTTGGTACTGTTACTACTGGTGCTGCTGGTACTAGTGCTATTATTACTAATAGTGGTTCGAGCGCTGCTGCTACTTTTGATTTTACTATTCCGCGTGGTGATACTGGTGATGTAAGTACTCATGCTGCTACGCATATTCCGGGCGGCGCTGATGTACTAGACTATTCTAAAATCATCGGGTATGGTACCGCGCTCCCGACGTTTAGTGCTTCGTTGCATCCTGATGGTGTGTTGTTCGCAGTTAATACTGTGGGCGAGCCTTATGCTTTATATCGTTCTAATGGTTCTGCGTTTCTTAAAGTTGGTGGCGGTGGTAGTATTACTGTTGCTGATACGGCTCCTAGTGGTGTTGCTGGTAACTTGTGGTATGATTCGACTACTGGTAAGACTTATATTTATTATGATTCTTTCTGGGTTGAGGTTGGTAATACTGGTGCTGTTGATATTACTGCTGATACTATTATCCCTGCTGGTATGATTATGCCTACGGCTAGTAGTGTTGAGCCTAGTGGTTGGTTGTATTGTTATGGTCAGAATCTTAGTCGTGCTACTTATGCGCGTTTGTTTACTGCGCTTGGTACGGTGTATGGTGTGGGTGATGGTGCTACTACGTTTGGTTTGCCTGATCTCCGTGGTCGTATGCTTGCTGGTAAGGATAATATGGGCGGCTCTGCTGCAAATAGAATTACTAATACGGGAACTAATAATAGTGGAATTAATGCTGTAACTCTTGGCGCAACAGGAGGAGATCAAAGAATGCACGGACATGGGCATTCTATAACACTTCCGCAAGCAACAGCGGGTGGAGCAGCAGCAAATCCCGGAAGTTATTTTAGTACTAACTGGACAAACACAACGCCAAACTCAACTAGTTGGAGCGGTTTTGGTGGCGAAGCCGTTACAAACGGGACTGGTACAGCACAAAATATGCCGCCAACAATTATTGTTAATTATTTAATTAAAACCTAAGGAGGTAGTATGGCAATTGATTTTCCTAATAGTCCTACCTCTGGACAACGTTTTGCTAGTGGTGGAGTAACATGGACGTATGATGGTTCTAAGTGGAACCTTACTGGTTCTACTACAGCATTCGCTCCAGTCGGTACTATTATTTCTTATACGGGTACTTATCCTCCTAATGGTTGGCTTAAGGCTGATGGGGCTAGTGTGCTTCGTAATTCTTATCCTACTCTTTTTGCGCTTATTGGTGTCTCGTTTGGGCCGGGTAGTGTGCCGGGTACAACGTTTGCACTTCCTGATTATCGCGGCACTACGGGTATTTTTATTATTCGTGTCACTGATGATAGTGTGGCTTTAACTACTTCATCTAGTCTTATAGGTGTTCCCGTTGGTTCTTTGCAATTATTTGCTATGACTAGTGTGCCTACTGGTTGGGTTCGTGCTGATGGTCAGGCGCTTAGTCGTACTACTTACGCAGACTTGTTTGCTAGTATTGGTACTACTTATGGTAGTGGTGATGGTACTACGTTTAATGTTCCTAATATTAGTGGTAGTGGTGCTGGTTCTCCTTTGTATTATATTAAGGCTATTTTTAGTGGTGATGTTGAGCCTAGTACTGTTGCTCATGCTGCTAGTCATATTCGCGGCGGGTCTGATATTATTGATGCGGATAGAGATCAGATTGATTTTGTTCCTACTTATTATACTAGAGACTCTAGCCCTACTGAAGCAGGCGCGACTACAGATCTTACTGCTCATCTTAAAGGCTTAGATAATTATACTAGTATTTATGCTCCTAAAAGTATTGTAACTAGTTTACCTAGTAGCCCTATTGATGGTCAAATTATTTACTATCAGGTTGATGCTGCTAATGGTCTTTATTGGCAGTTTAGATATCGCAGCGGTTCTGCTTCCGCTTATAAGTGGGAATTTGTTGGTGGCCCGCCTAAAACTACTGAGAGTTCTGGAGTAAATTATGGTAGTTTTACTTCTGCTGCTTATGGTCAGCCTTCTGGGGGGACTTTACCTAGTGTGGTTTGTCCGTTGGCTGGGGATTATATGGTTACTTTCTGGGCATCGGCGGCTAGGCTTGTTAGCGGCAGCGGTCAACTTGTAATGTCTTTTGACAATACTGATGCTTATGGTGCTTGGATGTATACTACTAGTGATTTAGGGGCAAACATGTACAGAAATACTCGTGTTAATGGTAAAGGAGCAAGCGCGACGTTGCAACTAGCATGTAAAGTTTCTTTTGGCAGTGCTACTTTTTATCCCACTGGTAATTTAAATACTCCTAGAGTGGGCATTCAAATTATCCCTATTAGAGTTGGTTAAGGAGGTGTTGTATGCCATTATTTGGTAGTGGTCACGAAATAGTAACTAGCACAACTCGTCCTAGTACACCAATTGAAGGACAAATTATTTATGAAACTAATACTGATCGTGTAAAAGTATGGACAGGATTGGATTGGAAGACTCTTGGCGTGGCTGGTTGGGAAGATAAGCCTAATCGTGTACAATTTGTTTGGATTGGTGCTACTAATCAGCCTTTTGTTGTTCCTGCTGGTGTTTATATTATTTATGGTAAGGTTTGGGGCGCTCCCGGCGGCCCGGGTCAGGCTGGTGGTTGGACTTATGGTGGCCCCGGTGGTGGCGGTGGTTATGGTGGTGGATTAATTCCTGTAACTCCCGGTGAAACGCTTACTATTATGGCTGGTCAGCATGGTTATCAAGCAGGCTCATCGGGTCAGCCTGCTGGTACGCGCGGTTTTGGTGGTGGTGCTGCTGCGTCCCAAAATGGTAGTGATAATAGGTATGGTGGCGGCGGTGGTGGGTTTAGTGGTATTTTTAGGGGGACTCCTGCACAAGGAACGGCTTTGCTTATGGCGGGTGGTGGAGGTGGCGGAGGCTCTACACGCGCTACTTATGGCGAGGGTGTTTCTGGTGGGGCTGGTGGCGGCATTACTGGGGAAATAGGACATTCTATGTACGATCAAAAGTGGGCTTACGGTGGTAGGGTTGGAACGCAAACAAGTGGGGGTACTAATCCTTCTTCTGATGCGGCTAATCAGGACGCTACTGGTGGTGCTCTTTATGGCGGTTTTGCCCGATACAACTCTTATGGTGGCGGAGGTGGCGGCGGTTACTTTGGAGGCGGAGGAGGGGGATACTCTGAGGCTAACACAATGGGTGGTGGCGGTGGCGGCTCTGGCTTTGCACACGCTAGTGTAATCAATCCACAACTACTTTCAGGAACAGGGCGTATCCCCGCAAACTATGATGATCCTGATATGCCAAGAGACGGTTCTAATACTGGTATTCTTACGGGAGTAGGTCCGCCCGGAATGACAACCGTAACTATATCTTATGGTGGTATTGGAGGAGTAGTGATTCGTTACTAATGGATACTTGGCTTAATAGAAACTTATTACCAGACGAAATTATGGGTACTGCTTCTGATGAAACTCTATGGGAGCGCGTAAGAGAAGCGCGTAATATGTTATTATTAGAAACTGATTGGATTGTTTTATCTGATGTTGCGCTTTCTAATAAGGATATGTGGCTAGAGTATCGTCAGGCTTTACGAGATATGACTAATGTAGATAATCCTTTTGATGTGATTATTCCTACTAAACCAGAAGGAGGTGTTTAATGGCAACGCCATTATTTAGTTTTACAACATTAAATGGTAGTGATCCTGCGGGACACGATAGTATTAATGCTCTTATTAAGAGTATTGAGGATCAATTAAATAGTATTAGTAGTGGTCTGTATGCTGGTGCTGCTGATACTGCAACGACGGGTCAGGTACTACGTTGGGATGGTACTACTTATGCTAATGCGTTTGTTAATTCTGCTAGCCTAGTGAATGGTTCTGTTACTGTTGATAAGATTGATACTAGTGCTGTGACGGAAACTAAGATTGCTCCTAGTGCTGTTACTTCTGGAAAGATTATGAGTGGTGTTGCTCTTGCGGGACAGCCTACGGTTGGTACTGCTACGGGAGCGTATCCTGTTGCAGGTAATGATTTGCGTATCGCTAGTGTTAAGTATGTTAATGATGCGGCGGCGGCTGTGACTGCTGGTACTAGTTTTGTTGTTGGTGGTGATCTTACTGGTACTACTGGTAATGCTACTATTGTTCCAAGTGCTGTTACTTCTGATAAGATCCTTAATAATACTATTCTTTTTGAGGATCTTGCGGCAGCATTACAAGCGTTGTTAGTGCCTACTGGTAGTATTATGCCTTTTGCTGGTACTAGTGCTTATGTGCCTAGCGGTTGGATTATGTGTTATGGTCAGTCTTATGGGGCTGCTAGCGCTTCTACTGCTTTGCAGACTATCTTGAATGCTGCTAGTTTTTCTACTATTCCTGATTTGCGGGGCCGGGTTATTGCTGGTATTGATAATATGGGCGGTACTGATCTGGGTATTTTAAGTTTGGCTAATACTCCGGGTACTGTTGGTGGTAATGAGACTCATATTCTTACTCCCGCCCAGACTGCTATTCGTAATCATTATCATAATCTTTCGTGGGAGTCGCAGGGCGGCGGTGTCGCTGAGTCTCCTAGTGTTGCTACTGGTTTTTCTGGTTTGTCCGCTTCTAGTGGTTTTGGTACTGGTAGACAGATTCAGATTAGTGATAGTGTTGGTGGTGGTCGTATTGCTGCTTATGTGGGTGCTACTACTGAGGCTAATGGCGCGGCTCATAGTAGCCTGCAGCCTACCATTGTTTTCAACTATATTATTAAGAACTGATTATGGCTAAGACTGATATTCTAACAGCAACAGAAACATACGGTAAAGCAAAGACAGCGTTTAATATTTCTTTATCACAAGCAGCGAATGCTCGTGAGGCTGCAATGCTAGGCTTGGGGGCAGACTTAACGTCCCAGTCTGGTAATGTTATTACTCCTAAGCGTGCTGGTGAACTTCTTGGTGGTGCCGGATTGGGTGAGGGTACTACTATGACAACTGGTTTTGGTGAGGGTGCGCTTCCTACTATTCAGAAGGAGCAGACTGCTAGTGTTGGTGAGGCTGCTCAGGCCCTTACTGAGCGTGGTGTTGGTGGCTCGTCTGGTCTTGCTAAGCAGAGTAAGTTAGTTATTGGTGATACTGGTGATCTTGCTACTCAGGCTGCTGTTCAGGAGGCTCAGGCTAAGGTTGCTGAGGCTAATGCGGGTCAGGCTGCGGCTGGTATGGATGTGGTTGAGTCGGAGGCTGCGCTTGAGACTACTCGTGGTAAGGTTGCTCAGACTCCTAAGCAGAAGGCTGCGGCTGCTGCTAAGGCTAAACAGGAGGCGGCTAAGAAGAGGGGTAGTGCTCGTGCTGCGGCTAATGCTAAGGCTGTTGCGGCTGGTAAGCCTAAGCCTTATGCTCCCACTGGTAAGCCTACTCCTCCCCCCGCTCCAAGAAAGAAGAGGTAAATATTATGGCAGTACCTAACAAGAAGCCTAGTAAGGCTACTTACAATAGGTTTAATTATGAGAAGGCTACTGAGTTGGCTAAGAGTCAGGCTATGGATGCTAATACTGCTGCGTTGGCTGCTCAGGCCGTGGCTAGGGCTACTCAGTTGGGTCAGAATGTGCAGGGACTTGGTCAGTCTGCGGCTATTGGTGGACAATTTGTTGATACTAGTGCTGCTTCCGGTTATCAGTCTCCTGTGACTGGACAGTATACGGGCATGCTTGAACGTGGTATTGTTAATCCTATTAAGGCTGAGGATCGTGGTATGCGTAATCTAATTAATTTGCGGAAGCAGAAGAAGTATAAGGAGGCGTTGATGAGTAAGGAGGCTAAGGGTGCTACGGCTGTGAGGTCTGGTATTCTAGCCGCTGCTGATACTACAACGCCTACTAGTACGCGACCTATTCTTTAAGGAGTTTTAATGGCTTTTGGTGATTCGGGTAATTTAAATACAAGTAATGCTACGCCTGCTGGTACGGGTGTCTTGACTCGGCCTGCCCCGAAGGATCGTATTAAGCAGAATCCTAAGCAGCGTAATCGTGGTACTAGTAATCGTCCCGCTCCTGCGCCTCGTCCTAGTGTTCTTAGTATCCCCGAGTGGAATCGTCCTCGCTCGTTTAGTGTGATGGACGGCGTGGACACTATGCTTAGTCAGACTAGGTTTGCTGCGGTTAGCAAGTTCTATGATACTAAGGGTGCTGGTTTTAACTTTAAGCCTACTGAGATTCCCGCTATGATTCAGCAGGGTATCCTTGCTTATGGTAAGCCGGGTGATGGTGGTTATCGTGTCCCTACTGTTGGTGTGGGTGTTGATGCGCTTGACCAGTTCTTGCGAGATAATTATAAGCAGAAGCCTACGGGACAGTTTGTTCGTGCTCGTACTAATCTTGGTGTGTCTGATACGTTTATGGAGAAGGCTGCTGGTAGTAAGGAGAGTTATGCTGCTGGTGTGCGGTATATTAATCCGGGTGCGCCTGCCGCATTATTAGAGGATGCTCCTAAGAAGAGTGTGCTTGGTATTGACGAGTATGATTATACTAAGATGGCTGCGGATTATGTTAAGGATGAGGATACTTATAATACTCTTAGTGGTAAGATCATTAAGGAGATTAATAGTAATGGTGGTGGTGCTGTTCTTAAGAGTATTCAGGAGAATGGTGCGACTGAGGAGAATCTGAAGGCTCTTAGTCAGTATATGTATTCGCCTCGCGGCTTGTATGGTAAGGCTCAGTTGCGTTGGCTTGATGAGACTTTTATGGGTGGGGCTGGTGCTGAGGCTGTTGCTGATCAGTCTCGTGCTGCGTCTGATAATGATCAGCGGCAGTACTTGTATGAGGAGCGTGTTAAGGAGCAGGCAGATTTTGAGAAGGAGCGTCAGAAGGATATTGATGCGGCTAATCTATTATACTTTAATACGGATCCTAAGAAGGGTATGGTTATTCCACAGACTTCGTGGCTTAATAATGCTCTGGCTATGACGGTGTCTGGTACTGGTGGTCTTATTAGTAGTGAGGCTTTGAATGGTGTGTTCTATGATGATGTGGCTAAGGGTGTGTATAAAAATCTTAGTATGTCTCAGAAGCAGGCTGTGTATAGTGGTGTGCTTGGTGCGTTGAAGAGTGGTCAGCCTGTTCATCCTTTCTTGTATGCTCGCGCTATGGCGTTTGAGGCAGAGTTGGGTGAGGCTAATCAGTTGCCGGATCAGGTTGAGGCTGCTGATAAGGTTCGTGATCAGGCGTTGACTGATTATGTTGGGTCGCCTATCACTAAGGGTGTTGGTAGTATTCCGGGTATTGGTCCCGTGTTTGTTGGTACTGGTTTGCTTGGTGGTTTGACGGCTGATGCTACGAATGAGACTATTACTTCTGGGCCTTTGTCTTCTACTCCTCTTAAGGATGGGTTTAGTCTTACGGATATGGGCGCTAATGCTCTTAAGAGTGTTATTCGTTCTACTGTTAGTATGCCTCAGGGTATTTATTATGGTGTCATTGATCCTACTGACACTGCTAAGGCTGTTGCTAATGATTATAAGGATCGGTATGGTTCGTTGCAAGGCTTTAAGGATTCTGCTTATGAGGATCCGTTGCTTCCTATTATGGATGTACTTAGTGTCCTTAGTTTTGCTGGTACTGGTGCTAAGGCTGCTCAGGTGGCGCGTATTAGTGCTGCTAATAAGGCTAAGTCGTTTGCTACTGGGCCGGGACCGATTGATATGGGTGCGTATAATGCTCATCTAGATGATTGGTTGAATACGCCTAGCAACCTGCGTGCTACAAGCGATCTTAAGCCCCCTAGCGCGTTCGCTGACGAGCCTCTGACCCTTAATGCTAGAGAGTTTGCTGCTAAGGCGCGGCAAGCAGCACAGGGCGACGAGAGGGCCGCTATGGAGTTAGGCTTATTCTTGCCTGATAGTGGGTTAGGTATGAATAGTGCGTATGTTCCTACTATTATGGATCGTGCTGCTAGTTTCTTTGAGCCTAGGTATCGTATCATTACTCAGCAGGAGGGTGCCCCTGAGCGTAAGACTGCGTTGGATCCGGCTACTGTTACGGCTATTCGTCAGACGGTACCTGAGAGTCCTCGTGCTGCGCGTATTAGGTTCTCTGGTAATCCGCTTAGTCGTGGTACTCAGAAGGCGTTCTTCTATACGCAGCGTCAGGTTGCTAAGACTCCGGGTAAACTCCCACAAATCTTGGCTAATCTTCCGGGTGGTTATAACTTTAGGTTTACTCGCGCATTGCGTGAGGGTGATCCGGCTGTGTTGGATCTTCACGCTAGAGAACTTATTTATAATCGTATGTTCCAAGAAGACTTTAATAATTTAGAGTTGAATGATGCTGAGATGATGGCTGTTATGAATGTGGCTAGTGGTGAGATGTACTCGCCTACTAATCTTCGTACGATTGCTTTCAAACGAGCGGAGCGTGCTCGTGCTGCTGGTCTTAATCCTGAAGAGGACGCGATCATTGGTATGGTTGAAGAGGATTATAAGTTGTTTGATGATCCTTCGTTCCTTCGTGAGCATGAGATCGCTATGAATGAGATGTTTGCTACTGGTACTGGTCCTCGTTCGCAGCGTGGTACACAATTATTAGCGGCGGCTGAGCGTATGATCTTGTTGCGTGAGAAGACGAGTCATCTTATTAATAATTCGTGGGATGATTCTCGTGCTACTCGGGCTATGCAGTTGCGTTATCAGATCGCTATGGAGGCGGCTGATCTTATGCCGGATAATGTGTTTGCCGAGTTAGGTAAGCGCGTGTCTAAGATTATTCGTATGAATTCGGTGTATCACTTGTATGAGATTCAGCGTATGGATGTGCGTGATTTGCCTGATGAGAATAATGTTTCGTTACGAGACACTGAGGGCGCTGACGCTGCAGACATTGAGGCTATCGCTAAGGAAGTAGAGTCTAGTCTAGACTACTTGCGTTCGGATCTTACTAATCGTACGTCTGGTAGTGTCCCCGCGTTGACGGTGGTAGAAGAAGTCCCTAATCTTATTGGTAATCGTGACTTTGTTATTGTTCGTCGCGTAACTGTAAATGGTGATTTTGCTCCTGATACTGGTATCGTTACTCGCGAGTCTCTTCTTGATAAGCGAGAATTATTATTACCTAAGGAGTTCTTCCTTGTTGCTGAGAAGGGTAAGCGTAAGGGCCGTATCCAGTATTGGGATAATAAGAAGGAGAACTCGGATGGTTATACTCCTGCTCAGGAGCGACTTAACGAGTTAGTGTTGAATGAGATGGAAGCATTGTATCCTAATGCTCGCGACTTTACTGATAAGGTTAGTAGTGAGTCTCTTGGTAAGCGTGAAACGTTTGCTGAGCGTAAGAACTTTAACTCTACTGTTGCTAGTGGTCTGCTTAGTTTCCGTTATCAGGAGCAGGTTGCTGCTCACGCTGCGGCTGTGCGTCGTAGGTTTGATGGTGACATTCAGACGCTGATTGATTCTCAGTCAGAGATCATTGCTATTAATGATTTTGATCCTCAGCAGCATGTGGCTGTGCGTACTGCTCGCGTGTATAATACTCGTAAGGAGGCGGAGGCTAAGTTACTTGCTTCTAATCGTCCTGAGAATAGTATTGAGACTGTTACTCAGCCGGATGGTACTAAGGCGTACCTTGTTAATCTTAATTATTTTGATGTCACTGCTGCTACTCTTAAGGAGATGCGGCTTCGTCGTGTCCTTAATTGGGATACTGAGGTGGCTAATAATTATTTTGATTCGATTGAGAAGTTACGGACAGAGAATCCTAGTCAGGCTATCGTTGTTGTGCCTAAGTATTTTGCTGAGAATGTTGGTAAGTCGTATAAGCGTAGTGAGAAGTTAGCGTCTAAGATCTTTAACATGAGTACTGATATGTTTAAGGTTCTTACGTTGAGTCTTAATCCTAGGTTCGTACCACAGCAGGTTATTGGTAGTGCTGTTATGCTTATGATGGCTTATCCTGATAAGGCTCCTGCTATTATGAGTAAGGTGTTAGAGTATAGTGTTCGTCAGTCTCATAATAAGATTAGTAAGTTTACTAAGAATGAGTCGGCAGAATTCTTGAATCATAATACTGATTTCATGGTGATGGAACAGTATATGCCTAGGGATGTTACTGAGAATGTGTATCAGCAGGATATGCTTAGTACTGCTAATGCTAAGATGCCTTCTAAGGTGCTACGTTATGGTCTTAATAGTGGTTATCTTATTGCGTTTGCTTGGGAGCGTAACCTTCGTGTTGCTATTGGTCGTAAAATGGCTATGCAGTATCCGGGGTTTCAAGCGTTTGCTCGTACTAAGACGGTTAGGGATTATGCGGATGGTAAGGTATCGTTTGATACTATGGCTCCGTCGATGTTTACTACTAACTCGCCGTTTGCTGCAGCATTTAAGTTGCTTGCTGATCCCGAGTCGCCGTACTATGATCCTATGTTTCTTCGCGAGGTGAGGCATGGTACGGATATGGTGGCTGGTAATTATCGTGACTTCACAGACTTAGAGCGTACGCTTCGTAATGCTCTTATGCCTTTCTATGCTTGGACTAGGCACTCTGCTTTGTTCACTAAGCGTATGGTACAGGAGCGTCCGCTTACCACCAATGCGTTAGCATGGATTGGTAATTATGGTTATGATAAGACGTTCGAAACTGGTGGACTACCCGAGTGGTTGCTTGATTCTCTGCCTATGCCACAATTCTTAGAGAATATTCTAGACTTGAATCCTCTTAATGATAATCGTGTGAGTGTTGGTGGTGTCATGCCGTTCGGTACGTTTGGACAGAGCGTTGCTGCTGGTTCTAACTTTGCTTTTGGTAAAAAGTATGGTACTAGTAGTGCTGTTGATTTTCTTAATCCGTATGCGCGTACTGCTATTGAGCAGGTTACGGGTACTAGTCTATTGACTGGTGCTCCTGTTGAGGATAAGGGCTTTGGTGGTATGGTTGTTGATGGTTTCCAAGGCTTCCCCGTGATTGGTGCTGTTGTTAACTTGTTTAAGAATGAGTCACAGTTGAATGGTATGCGTGGTATGGAGAATGCGGAGGATGTGTTTGTTGATCCTGAGGATCCTAACTCTAAGTTGAGTATCCCTGCTGACAAGTTGAGCACTAAGTTTGAGACTGATTCTCGGGCTGGCGCGTGGAACTTGTTCTCTCCTACTAGGGCGTATAGTCTTGACCCTGCTGGGTTGGATAAGATTATTCGTAATGATTTTAAGGAGGCTGGGCTTAGTGTGCCTAGTAAGAATTCGCCAGAGTATCGTGGTATCTTTGCTACTATTAATAGTTTGCAGAGGTGGAAGCGTAAGCGTGATTTTATTATGAATATGTATACGCCTGCTCATCAGGCTAGTAATCCCGAGTTGGTTGCTCGTGCTCAGCAGCAGTTGGCTGCAGAGTTTCCTGAGATTCCCGCATCTACTCCTGCTAATCTGGTAGAGAGTGTTCTTAATGGTTATGTTACTTTACCGGGGGGTGATTAGATGTGAGTGAAGATAGTGTACAAGTTATTATGATTAAACTTGAGCATATGGAGAGTCTTATTTCTCAGATTCATGAGGAGGTTAAGCGTACTAATGGTCGTGTTACTACGCTTGAGATGGATAATGCTAAGTGGGATGGGGTTGCTGAGGGTAAGCGTATGCAGACCGTTATTGCGACTAGTGTTATTAGTGGTGGCATTCTTGCTGCTGTTGTTTGGTTTGTTACTCAGGCTAT